CTCTTTCCCTACACGACGCTCTTCCGATCTTGTGAGATATGGCTTTTGAATGAAGAGGAGACCGCTTCTTTTATTAAAGTCACCCAAAATTCGGATAAATACAGTAAAAACCATAATAAATCCGTTAAAAATGAGAGTAAATCCCGTAAAAACCCCACAAATAAAATAAAAGTAAATGAAATGAAAGTAAATGAAAGAGAGGGCGCACCCGCAAAGCATTCATATGGACCATTCGGAAATGTGATGCTGTTGGATGATGAATTCACCAAGCTCGCAGATAAGTACGGAGCTGATATTCGTAACGATGCAATCGAATTTCTTGATATGTACATTGAAGAGAAAGGTTACAAAACAAAGTCTCATTATCTCGCAATTATTCGATGGGTAGTAAATGCAGTGAATGAGCGCAGGCAGAAACAGAGACGAGGATATCAGAGCAATATGCCTAAGAGTATACAACCGACACAGGAGCGTGTATCTGCGCTTGATGAGATGGAAGCTCTCTTTCAACAGGAGGTGAATGGATTTGACAAAGGCAGAAAGAATTGAACTGCGAAATCAGAAGATCATGGAGAATATCAAACTCGTGTATTTTCATTTGAATAAATATCATGGATTCCCAAATTACGATGACATCATACAGGAAGGTGTACTTGCACTGGTGGAAGCCATTGACAGAAGCAAGGATTTGGAACACTTAAATCGAAATTATATCGGTATATATATCAACAGATATGTGGAAAGATACATTCAATTTGGAGATGTGACAGTACGTACACCATTTCACTGGAAAGATGTCGAGAAACCACAGTATGTATCACTCGACAAGATTGTAAATGATGATGGTGACAGTTATGGGGATTCGTTTCTGGAAGACAGACACGATTGTATCGGAGAACTTATTACGATGATGGATTTTGAACATATGGTAGATCAGTTGTCTCCGAGAACACAGAAGCCGATGCGGTGCATGCTGCAGGGATATGGCATGACCGATACAGCGAAAATGTGCGGTATATCGTTTGAACGAGTGAGACAGATCAAGAAGCTGTGCAATAGAGAACTGGTTGCAAGTGAGGTGTGACATGACATATAGAGAATTTTTAGAAAGCAAAATCGACCTTGCAACAGACAGCGGATTTGCGGTTGATCGTTCAAAGATCAATCCGGCATTGAAACCACATCAGTCAGATGCCGTTGCATGGGCACTTAAGGGCGGACGACGGGCATTGTTTGAAGCATTCGGTCTTGGAAAGACGGTACAGGAGATAGAGTTCTGCCATTTGGCAGCAGAACATACCGGCGGCAGAGCTTTGATTGTTCTGCCACTTGGAGTGAAGCAGGAGTTCACCAGAGATGCGGTGGAACTGCTTGGATATGAGAAGCCGGAGTATTGCCGGACGATGGACGAGGTCAAGGCGTGTGACAGTCAGATTGTGCTGACGAACTATGAGCGAGTGAGAGATGGTGATATAGATCCATCGTACTTTGCTGCAACGTCACTGGATGAAGCAAGTGTACTCCGGAGCTTTGGAAGTAAGACATATCAGACATTCTTGGATAAATTCAAGAACGTTCCATATAAGCTCGTAGCAACGGCTACACCATCGCCGAATAAGTACAAGGAGCTTATACACTATGCCGGATATCTGGAAGTCATGGACACCGGACAGGCACTGACAAGATTCTTCCAGCGGGATAGTACAAAGGCAAACAACCTGACGCTGTATCCGAATATGGAAGATGAATTCTGGTTGTGGGTGTCAAGTTGGGCGCTGTTCGTTACAAAGCCGTCTGATCTCAATCCTGACTACTCAGATGTCGGATACGATCTGCCACCGCTTGATGTCAGATGGCATGAGATACCGATTCATTACGGAGATACAGCGGACAGGGACGGACAGATGCAGCTCTTTCAGGAAGCGGCAGAAGGATTGAAAGAAGCGGCAGCAGTTAAGCGGGACAGCATAGACATCCGGGTGCAGAAGATGAAAGAGATTGTTGATGCTTCGCCGGATGATCATTTCTTGTTGTGGCACGATCTGGAGAGCGAACGGCATGCAATCAAAAAAGCGTTGCCAGAGACAGTTGATATCTATGGAGCTATGGACTATGAGATGAGAGAACAGCGTGTAATTGATTTCTCGAATGGAAAGACACGGCTGTTTGCAACAAAGAAATCGCTGTCCGGCTCTGGGTGTAATTTCCAACGATATTGCCACCGGGAAATATTCCTTGGTATTGATTATGAATTTAATGATTTTATTCAGGCAATCCACAGATGTTACCGGTTCTTGCAGAGCCAGCCGGTTGTGATTGACATTATCTACATGGAGAACGAGCGGCAGATCAAGGAAGCCCTGCTGGAAAAATGGAAGAATCACAATTACATGGTCAAGCGGATGGTTGAGATCGTGAAGAAATATGGACTGAATTCAGCGAATAAAGCTGAACGATTGGAAAGGAAGATGGGAGTGGAAGGAACAAGAGAAGAACGAACCGTGCGAGGAAATCACTATGAAGCAGTATACGGCGATTGTGTGGAAGAAACACGTGTCATGGCAAGTAACAGTGTTGATCTGATACATACGTCGATACCATTCGGCAATCACTACGAGTACAGCGCAAATTATAACGACTTTGGACACAATCAGGATACAGAGCGGTTCTTTGAACAGATGGACTACCTGACGCCGGAGCTTCTGCGAGTTTTAAAGCCTGGCAGAGTGGCAGCAGTACACGTTAAGGACAGAGTGCTTTTTGGAAATGCGACTGGTACCGGGATGCCGACGATCGAGCCGTTTCATGCGGATTGTATCGAACATTACATGAAACATGGTTTTATGTATTTCGGCATGATCACCGTTGTGACGGATGTTGTACGGGAGAATAATCAGACATACCGCCTTGGCTGGTCTGAACAGTGCAAGGATGGTACCAAGATGGGTGTAGGATGCCCGGAATATATCCTATTGTTCCGAAAGTTACCAACGGATCATAGCAAAGCATATGCAGATGATCCAGTATCAAAGAGCAAGGAAGAGTACACAAGAGCACAGTGGCAGATAGATGCGCACGGTTATTGGAGATCATCGGGTAATCGTCTGATCAGTAAGGATGAGTTGAAAGAGATATCGGTGGATAATCTGCAGAAAGCATACAGGAAATACAGCAGAGAGAGCGTGTACAACTATGAAGAACATGTGAAGCTTGCAAAAGAGCTTGATAAGGACGGCAGACTGCCGGCGACATTCATGGTGGTTGCTCCGGGATCATGGAACCAGCTTGAGGTGTGGGATGATATCAACCGGATGCGGACGCTTAACACGACACAGAGCCGGAGAAGAGCGCAGATGCATGTATGTCCGTTGCAGCTTGATATTGTGGAGAGAATCATCAATAGATACAGCAATCCGGGAGATGTCGTATATGATCCGTTCGGCGGACTTATGACGGTACCGATGACGGCGGTTAAGATGCACCGCTTCGGGAAAGGCTGCGAATTGAATCCTGATTATTTCCGAGATGGAGTTGGATATCTGCAGGCAGCAGAAAACGAGATGGACGAGCTGACACTGTTCGATTTTATGCCGGGGGTGATGGAGTGATACACGGAGAGCTTATTGTAGATAATTTCGCTGGCGGTGGCGGAGCGTCAACAGGCATCGAAATGGCGACTGGGTATAGCGTAGATATCGCAATCAACCACGATCCAGAAGCGATTAAGATGCACAAAGCCAACCATCCACGAACTAAACATTATTGCGAGAATGTGTGGGCGGTAGACCCGATCGCAGCATGTAAAGGAAATCCGGTAGGACTTGCCTGGTTTTCACCGGACTGCAAACATTTCAGCAAAGCCAAAGGCGGAAAACCTAAAGACAAGAATATTCGTGGACTTGCGTGGGTAGCCTGCCGGTGGGCAGGTCTTGTAAGACCAAGAGTGATCATGCTTGAGAACGTAGAAGAGTTCAGAACATGGGGACCATTAAATCGACGCCATCACCCAGTTAAGAACAAACAGGGCAAGACCTTTGAACGGTTTGTAAGACAGCTTGAAGAGTTAGGGTATGAAGTGCAATTCAAGGAGCTTGTGGCAGCAGACTATGGAGCTCCAACAATGCGAAAGAGATTCTTTATGATTGCACGCTGTGATGGAAAATCAATCGTATGGCCAGAGCCTACACATGCACCGGCGGACAGTGAGGAAGTCAAGGCAGGGTTGTTTAAACCTTATGTTGGAGCCTACACGCAAATTGATTTTAGCCTGCCTTGTCCGAGCATTTTTGACACTTCTGAAGAGATTAAGGAAAAATACGGCATACGGGCGGTCAGACCGTTGGCACCTAAGACTATGGAAAGGATAGCAAGAGGATTAAAGAAATTTGTACTGGATAACCCGGAACCGTTTATTATTCAGTGCAATCATGGCGGAGAACGCAGACCTAATGATATCCGGGAACCGATGCCAACTATTACAGGAAAGCATGGATACGGAATTGTAGAGCCGTATATGGTGCAGATCGGACAGACTGGATTTACGGTAGACAGGAGCAAGGATGTGAGAGAACCTCTTACCACGATTGTAAGTAAGAATGAGCATTGTTTAATAAGCCCTACACTGATCCAGTACCATTCCGAAACTGCTCAGGGAGAAGTGAGAGGACAGACGATAGAAGACCCGATTATGACAGTGGATAGTTCAAACCGATACGGACTGGTCACATCGTTTCTCAGTAAGTTCTATAAGACAGGCATCGGACAGGACGAAAGAGAACCGTTACATACAGTGACAACGTCTGCGGGGCATTTTGGAGAAGTCCGGGCATTTCTGATTAAATACTATGGTGATGCTACCGGACAGGACATTGAACAACCATTAGACACGGTTACAACGAAGGATAGATTTGGCCTTGTAACGATTGAGGGTGTTGATTATCAGATTGTGGATATCGGACTTCGAATGTTGGAACCACGAGAGTTATATGGATGTCAGGGATTTCCAGAAGATTACATTATTGATCATGATTATACTGGCAAGACATATCCGAGAACGGAGCAGGTAAGAAGATGCGGCAATGCAGTGTGTCCACCGATACCGGCTGCACTTGTGAGAGCAAATCTTCCGGAAATGTGTGTTGCAAGAAGAACAGCCAATATGAGAGTTGCAGAGGAAGCAAATGGACAGTTGATGATGTTTGCGTAGGAGGTAGATATGGAACAAGAACAATTTGACTTCTTGGAAGATATTGAGATAGACAAGCCGGATGTGGAATTCCAGAAGTGGAAAGAACAGAAGCGTGAAGCAAAAAGCCGGATGATTGCCATGCAATATCAGCCATATGAAGTAAAAAAGAAGAGGTCAGAACTCCGTGCAATAGAATTTCTTCAGGAGATGGATAAACGTGGAAAAACAGCACATGTGAGTGTCGGTGGACTTGATAGTATTACATTGCATGTATTCTTGAAATCTATCGGAATTGATGTACCGGCAATATCAGTATCGAGTTTGGAAGATGCAAGTATTCAGAGAGTGCATAAAGCACTTGGTGTGACAATTCTGCATTCATATAAGACAAAGACACAGGTTTTGAATGAAGTTGGATTTCCGGTAATCAGTAAGCGTATAGCAGGTAAGATTGCATTGTTACAGAATCCGACGGAAAAGAATAAAACGGTCAGACATGCAATTATTACGGGTGAATGTGGAGAACTCGGACATTTTCAGAAGAATAGCAGGATGAAACTGCCGCAGAAGTGGTTGAAATTGTTCGGAGGGTATGAAAACGAAAATGAAGGAGTGAACTATCAGAAACCGGATTTCAAGGTATCAAATGATTGTTGCTACTGGCTCAAAGAAAAACCATGTGACGACTGGGCGAGGGAACATCAGAGCTATCCGTATCTTGGAATGATGGCATCGGAAGGCGGGCAGAGAGAAGAAGCGCTTACCGATCACGGATGCAACTACTATGGAAAAACTACAATGCGATCGGCTCCGTTTGCTCCGTATATGCGAAATGACATATTAAAGCTGGCATCGGAAATGGATGATTGGTATCACAAAAACATGGATGTGTTTGTGAAGTTGTACTATGAGCAACCTTACAGCAAAGACAAGAATGGAAATGTAATACCATATGAGCCGGTGGATAGCATTATACCGGATATTTACGGCAATGTAGTACAGGATCAGTGCGGAAATCTTCGGACTACAGGAGCACAGCGAACCGGATGTAGTATGTGTGGCTTTGGCATTCACATGGAGAAAAGACCACATAGATTTGATAAATTGCGAGAGCGTAACCAGAAAGAATGGGAGTATTACATGTACCGGTGTTGTACAGATCCAGAGACTGGAGAGAAATATGGCTGGGGAAGAGTTCTCGATTACATAGGAGTTCCGTGGGAAGATTATCCGGCAATTCAGATGGAGTTGCCATTAGATCAGATGATGTAGCGTCGAAATTTGAACTTTGAAAATTGAATAATGATGGTTGGAGTGGTATAATATCCTTACCAATACGAAGGAGGATATGTATTATGGGTTTAATTGATAACACAAAACAGTTTTGTTTAACATGCAAAAATAAGGGTGTAGTAGACACTATAAGTGCAGAGGACATGGATAAATTTGATGAAGAATATGATAGACTAGATAAAATGGGATGTCTTTCCGCAGATCAAGTTTATGACAAAGCCTCACAAGGATGCAAAAAAGATTATTTCTACTGTCCGTATTGTGAAAATGGACAAAAATATAAAGATAAATATCCTAAGTACAGAGCATAAAAGTGTATGTATTTGATACCAACCATCATTATTCGATGGTTGGTATTTTTTTGCGCAAAAATGGAGGATATGAGCATGTACATAGAAGAAATAACAGGGCAGACGATTATTCCGAATCTGATGGACGATGAGAACGTCTGCATGATTAAGAGAAATTATTCGGGCAAGCTGGAGATCATTGAGCTTGCTACGTTCCAGATTTCGAAGATTAAGAAGTATATGGAACATAAGGATGTTGCATTTGTTATCGTAAAGGATGATGAAAAGGGAGCGTGATTTTGTTGAGAAAAATGAAAGTAAAGAACTATCTGCAACAGGTGCAGAAGATTGATGCTGTGATCACAAACAAGATGATCGAGCGGGAGCAGTGGCTTACATTGGCAAGCTCATTGTCCGGACAGACGGATGGAGAGCGTGTGAAGTCGTCAGGATCCAATCAGAAGATGGAAGATTCGGTCGTTATGGCTATTGACGCTGCAAGAGATATTGATAAGTATGTGGCAAGGCTTAGAGATGTTAAGAGCGAGATCAGCGAAGTGATTCAGCAGATTCCGGTCAAGGAGTATAATGTGCTGCACAAGCTCTACATTCAAGGCAAAGACCTTGACGATGTGGCAGCGGATAACAAGAAATCGTATTCGTGGGCGTCAACCATGCATGGAAGGGCACTTGCTCACGTTCAGGGCGTGCTTGATACATTAGAAGCTCTTCCGGAGAACAGCGGGAAGTATCGTTTTCGGAAGGGGTTGAAGCTGTGAGTGAATATCCATGTAAAGGATGTACGGACAGAAAGGTAGGTTGCCATGGCGAGTGTGAAGGCTACAAAGCATTCGCCACGGAGCAACGGAAGAAAAATGAGTGTATTAGAAAACAGAAGGATGCTCTGAGCAATTACCTGGATATGAAGCAGGAAGCTGTAAAGCGGGCGAAAAGGAGGAGATGATAAAAATGAGAGACAATGGATGCAGTGGATGTAAGTATGAACATTTAAAGGGAAGCGAAAAACCATGTTGTGATTGTGCCAATATGTACATGGATAAGTATGAACCAATAACAAATGCCGACAGAATAAGGAATATGTCTGATGAAGAACTGCTTGATTTTATATGTTCAATAGAAACCTATGACGAGGGTAGCGTTAAGACTATCGAAAATGGGGTTTCAATGCACACAGTGACGGAAGTTAGGGTTTGGCTTCAATCAGAAGCGGAATAGGAGAGAATATGGAAAATAGATATTTATTCAAGGCAAAAACCTGCAATGGGGAATGGGTAAGCGGATTTCTACATTGTAAGGAAAATAGACGGTATATCAGCAATAAAGCAGGCGCACCATTTGCATTTGAAGTAAGACCAGATACCATCTGCCAATGTACAGGCTTGAAGGATAAGAACGGCAAGCTGATATGGGAAAATGATATTGTAAATTGTCTGGCTGAAGAATGCTGTGGCTACATTGGTTGGAATGAAGATGAAGCAGGATTTTATTTTAACGTGTTACTCGAAGATGGAACTTACGAAGAAGAACACATTTACGATTATGTGGATTGTATGGAGATTATTGGAAATACATTTGATAATATGGAGTTATTAGAGAGGAGTATTGAATAAATCCGTGGGTATGGGTTATCAAGTTTGAGGTGTGTGATAAACCAGAAAGTGAGGGAAATTAAATGAATATAGGAGTTGCTTGTGCAATAGTTCATAACATAAATTCTGAAAAATATTCAGAAGATGAAAAAATTGAAGCATTAAAAATGTTCTTAGAAATGCCAACACACAATGGAACGACTAAAGAACAAATTCTTAAAGCATTTCAGTGGTTTTGGAATTTTTGTATTGAAGAAAGTGAGGAAAATTAGATGAAGAAATCAACAGCAGAAACAATAGCATATGCACTTAAAAAAGAGTGCCAAAGAATATCCTTGTACGATTGGTGCGACAGTTGGGATATTACAACAGATGAATTTGACGAATTTTTAGCACTTGCAGTAGGCAATGCGGAAGAAGAAGAAAGTGAGGGATAATATGACAGAGAGTGAAGCTATCGAAGAACTAAAATATGACTGCAATGAACTTGGTAAGGCAATCCCTTGTGATACTTCATGGGGATGTTCTTTTGAAAATGCTTATGGAATGGCAATACAAGCACTTGAAAAGCAAATTCCTAAGAAACCGCTATATATTGCAAATTTAGGTTGTACAGCATTATGGTTATGCCCAGTATGCGAAAGAAGAATAGTTAGAAGCGATTTAAAGTACTGCCACCAGTGCGGACAGAAGTTAGATTGGAGTGATGAAGAATGAGATTGATTGATGTAGCAGACCTTGAAAAATTCATACGCGAGAATGTATGTGTCATAGGAGATGACCATTTATTGTTAGTCGCAGGGAATGACGGTAGGTGGCACGAAGCATTACCGCTCGTAAAGACCTCCTATGACGTAGATAAGGTTGTAGAGCGTTTAAAGAAAGTATCATACGAACGGTTCGGGAATGACGGCATGGGCGGAGAGCTTGTAGTTAATTTGGATGATGCAATTGAGATTGTAAAGGCAGGTGGTAAAATCTATGGGAAAGTTGATTGATCCGGAAAGATTAAAGAGCAGATTGGAAAGTTATGCTGAAACATACAAGAGTGCCGGCATGGATGTACCGTATGATATGGAGGTTGTGACGGACATCATAGATCGGAGCATTAACAGCTACGATGTGGATTATGTAGCAGAGGATGTAGCGGATATGCTGGAGGGTATTGTTGACGAAAATCTGCTTGATGATGTGGTGTCATGCATCAAAAGAGGGTATAGTTTGAATATGTACACATAAAATCAGTATAAAGATTGTGAAAAAGTTGTAAGTTTTTTGACTTATTTGTATAACATGAGACGAGAAATCTGTGTTATATTTAATGTATCATAAATGGAAGTTGAAGGCATCGTGCATTTTGCATGGTGCCTTTTGCTTTATGCCTGCCGTACTCTTTAGCTGATCATATCCTCCGGTGCGGTAGGCTTTTTGTTTGGATGGATATTGTAAAGGATGGTGATTGTGATGGCTAAGCTTACAGCCAAACAGCAGAGATTCTGTGATGAATACCTGATTGATCTGAATGCCACACAAGCAGCTATCAGAGCAGGGTATTCGAAGAAAACGGCAAATAGAATCGGAACTGAAAACTTGTCAAAACTTGTAATCAGAGAATATATAGAAAACCGGATGGCGGAGAAAGAAGCGGCACTGATTGCCAATCAGGATGAGGTACTTAAGTATCTTACATCCGTGCTTCGTGGACAGAGCAAATCGACAGAGATTGTGATTGAAGGCTTGGGCGATGGAAGCACAAAGGCTCGGAAGATGGAGAAAGAGCCATCTGAGAAGGACAAGCTGAAGGCGGCGGAGCTTCTGGGCAAGCGATATGGATTGTACACCGAGAAGGTGGAAGAGAAAGTCGATATGGAATTGAATGTGACTATCGATTATGGAGATGAAGAAGATACCGGCGGTGATGCCGATTGAATCTGAATATAAAGGCAAATCCGTGTTTCCGGGAGGTAGACCGAAGCACGAAGCGATATATTGTGATGAAAGGCTCTGCCGGTTCAGGAAAGAGCGTTGACACAGCGCAGAACTACATTCTCCGGCTAATGAAGGACAAGGGCAGGAACCTTGTGTGTGTCCGTAAGTCAGATATCACAAACAGAGACAGCACCTATGCAGAGCTCACAGGTGCCGTGTATCGGATGTTTGGAGACAAGGCGGAGCGATATTGGAAGATGACCACATCGCCGTTGTCGCTTGAATGTCGGGCGAATGGCAACCGCATTATATTCCGTGGAATGAATGATGATAAGCAACGAGAGAAGCTTAAGTCAATCACATTCCAGAAGGGAAAGCTCACAGATGTGTGGTGCGAAGAAGCAACAGAGCTGACGCAGGCAGATGTGGAAATTATAGATGATAGATTGCGTGGAGAATTGCCGCCCGGACAGTTCTACCAGCTTAGAATGACCTTCAACCCGGTGAATAAGAATCATTGGATAAAGAAGGTCTATTTTGACAGATATGATCCGGACGTGCTGACACACCATAGTACATATCTTGGTAACCGCTTTATTGATGCGGCGTATCATCGGCGTATGATGCGTAGAAAAGAAGTAGATCCTGAAGGCTACAAGATATATGGTCTTGGCGAATGGGGCGAGATAGGCGGCTTGATTCTTCATAACTGGGAAATCGCAGATGTATCGCAGAATCTGAATGATTATGATGATATCGCAATCGGTCAGGACTTCGGTTTCAATCATGCGAACGCTATCTTGCTTCTGGGTATCAAGGATGATGATATATACATTCTCGATGAGATATATGTGCATGAGAAGGAAACAGCAGAGATCATCCCGCTGGCGATTCAGCATGCTATACCGACGAATAAGCCTATGTGGTGCGATTCCGCAGAGCCGGACAGAATCAAGACATGGAAGGGCGCTGGCTATCGTGCCAAGGGCGTTGATAAGGGCGGTTCCGCCGGATCTGTCAAAGCTCAGATAGACTGGCTCAAGGGTGTGGTCGATAAGAACCACATTATACGACGAAGAATATATGTTGCCCCTCATTGTGTAAATACAATTAAGGAGTTGCAGCAATGGAAATGGAAAAAGGACGAACGAACAGGCGAGTATATTGACGAGCCGGTTCCAATCATGGATGATGCGATGGCGGCACTTCGATATGGCATCGAAGGATGGCGTAAGCGTCAATCATGGATTTTTTAGTTAGAAAGGGCAAAGAATGTGCTTACAGTAGATGAGATTAAAAAGTTCATAGACGATGATAAGACGAGCGAGAAGAAGCGGTTTGCAAAGGTCGGTGAGCGGTATTATGACGGCGATAATGACATCAAGCAGTACCGCTTATTTTATTACAATGCAGATGGCAATCTGGTTGAAGATAAGACACGGAGCAATGTGAAGATACCGCATCTCTTCTTTACGGAGCTTGTAGATCAAGCGACGCAGTACATATTGTCTGGCAATCGAAACGGAGAGCGCATTGTATTATCAGACGATCCGGAGCTCCAGAAGCATATGGATAAGTATTTTAATAACAATGATATTTTCATGGATGAGCTGGCGGAGTGCATCACAGACTGCAAGGTAAAGGGATTTTCGTATATATATGCATATAAAGATGCGAATGACAGATATGCATTTGCGACAGCTGATTCCATGGGCGTTATCGAAGTACGTGAGAAAGACACGGACGATGGATGTGCCTATGTGATTTACTACTATACGGACCGTATAGATAAAGGACACAAGGTTATAACACGTGTGCAGGTATGGAGTGAGAAAGACACGACATACTATGTGATGGTTGACGATGGTGCACTCATGCTGGATGATTCCGTGGAGATCAACCCAAGACCGCATATCTTGTACAAGAAGAGTGGCGGGAAGGAAGATGATACATATTATGAATCGCTCGGATTTATTCCGTTCTTCCGGCTTGATAATAACAAGAAGCAGCATTCGTCTCTGCGACCGATAAAGCCGCTGATTGATGACTATGATCTGATGGCATCGAGTCTGTCAAATAACCTGATTGATTTCGACACGCCTTTGCATGTGGTCAAGGGATACGAAGGCGACAATATGGATGAGTTGCAGACGAATCTCAAGACTAAGAAGATTATCGGCACAGGAGAGAATGGCGATGTCGACATCAAGACAGTTGATGTGCCGTATCAGGCACGTAAAGAGAAGATGGAGCTTGATGAGAAGAACATCTACCGCTTCGGTATGGGACTGAATACAGCCGGATTGAAAGATACGTCAGCAACGACCAACATTGCAATCAAGGCGGCATATTCGCTCTTGGAACTGCAGTGTAACAAGCTGGAGATCCGGTTGAAGAAGCTGCTCCGGCACCTTGTGCGGATTGTAATTGAAGAGATCAATAAGACAGAGAAGAAGGGTTATCAGGATTCCGATGTGTATTTCAAGTTTGAGCATGTGATTATGAGCAATGCTCAGGAGAATGCACAGATCAAGCTTACGGAAGCGCAGGCACATCAGGTTGTAATCAACACGATCATGTCTTTAGCGGATACATTAGATGATGAGACGATTATCAAGGCTATTTGTGATGAGTTAGATATTGACTATGAAGAGATCAAGGACAAGCTGCCGCAGGACGCAGAAAAAGATACAGCGGATGCCAAGCGGCTATTGGATGGAGTTGTGACGAGTGAACAAGCGACAGAAGGAAGTTCTACAAGCACAGCTGAATAGTGAAGAAGAGGTTATTGCACAGTTAAAAAGTGTATATGAGCAGGCTCTAAGAGATTGTGAAGCAAAGATACAGGAGTTATCAATGCGGGCAGATCTTGAACCAGAGAATTTAAAGTCAATCATATATCAGAAGCAATATCAGGAAGCAATCAAGGCGCAGTTGGAAGGAGCACTTACAAATCTGCAATCAGATTCATATGCAACTGTATCCGATTATCTGACACGGAGTTATCAAGATGGATATCTCGGCTCTATGTATGATATGCAAGGGCAGGGAATCCCGCTTGTGATGCCGATAGACCAAGAAGCTGTGACAAGGGCAGTGGTACTTGACTCTCAGCTTTCTACATCTCTGTATGACCGAATGGGTGAAGATGTAAAGGCAATCAAGAAAGCAGTGCGACAGGAAGTATCAAGAGGAATTGCGCAGGGCATGACATGGAGCAACATTGCATCGAACCTTGCACGGAATATGAAGCATACGCCGTTTCAGAAGGCATATAACAATTCAATCCGGATTGCCCGGACAGAAGGACACCGCATACAGAATCGTGCCGCATTAGACGCACAAAAGAGAGCAATTGATCGTGGTGCAGAGGTCGTGAAACAATGGAATGCAGTTCTCGACGGAAGAACCAGATCCGAACACCGAGAATTGGATGGACAGATACGAGAAGTCGGCGAGATGTTTGAGATTGCCGGATATAAGGCAGAAGCTCCGGGATTGTTTGGTGATCCATCACAGGATTGTAATTGCCGGTGCTGTCTGGATCAGAGAGCGAGATGGGCACTTAACTGCGGGATTGTGAAAATGGATAATTTCTCGAAACAAACAGTCACTTTCGAATCTCCAGAAGAGTATGCGGAGTGGAAAAAAGTATACTGGTCTGATGAAAATATCGCATATATGCAGCACGTTACGACGATGGAGAAGAAATATGGCAAGAACTTCGAGAAGATGCTTAATTCCATGACAGATAAGGAATATGAGAAGTATAAGCGGTTGCTGGATAACAATCCGATGTATAAACCGAAAGTGACACTTGTTAAGAATGCAGAAGAAGCTAAAACTGCATTAAAGAATAGAATTGGCTTTAGAAACTGTAATATAGATTCAATGGACGAAAGACTGATTGTGGATAATACAAATCAGCTGATCCGTCTGGAAAGCAAATTCGGAGTAATACATAAATCCGATTTTGTAGATATTGATGTAGACGAAGGTAATTTCGCCGGAAATGTGAATAGCAGCAGATTATCACCAGCAAGTCAATATTTGGTTCTGAATAAAAAACGTTATACGAATAGAGATTCCCTGATAAAGAAGGAAATCAAAGATATGGATAGTGGATACTCAATGCCTTTTTCACATACAAACGAAGAAGCTTCCATAGCAACGGTAACTCATGAATATGGACATATGTTACAGAATGTTATCAAGAAGGACTATATGGAGTCTCTTGGTTGGAAAAATTCAGATATGCTTGCATTTGTAAATAAAAGCGCAAAAACGGACAAGGCAAAATATAAGTGGTATGCAGATGTTCAAAAAACTGTTCAAAATAATTGTTATGATGAAATAATTGCAATTGCGAAAAGAAACAATCCTGCATTTGATTTGGACGCAAATATATCAGAGTATGGAAAGACGAGTAAGGCAGAGTTTTTTGCAGAAGTATTTGCCAACAGCCAGCTCGGAAAGCCTAATGAATTAGGTGTAGCTATGAATGAGTGGCTGAATAAGAAATACCTTGCAAATGGCGTGGAAAATGGTACAATAAAGCTAAGTAATATAGATGTTCGTAAGAAGTATATTGAAGAAGTTTCAAAGATAAAAGGTACTATAGATAATAATCTTCCAATCGAACAACAAGCCAGACAGGCTTTTGAAGCTAGAAATCGAATACGGACGGAAGCCAGAAGCTTGATGGCAGATGAAGCAACACGGGTACAGTTGGAAAAAGAAAGGCCTAATAAGACATTTGAAGAACTCATCTCTTCTAAGATGAAAAGGAAGGGAATGACCAGGGATGAAGCAATCAGAGATATTTATGATACTGCAACCAAAACAAACGCAAATGTGAATAGAGAGTTAGGATTGGGTGGTGATTGAGATGTTTGAATATAATATTTGCAAAGAAGCTAGTAATGAAGAGTTCAAAAAAGCTTGCAATAAAATTGAACAGAATATTAGTAATTTAAGCTCTGGCGATCCACTTGTAGATGTTGACGGATCAGTAGTGAAGATTTATAAAAATAGTGATGATACGATAAAAGTATTTAATGATTATGAGGTTGATGCTGTTTGGATAGAATCAACCATAAATCTTGATAGAGTATTAAAGTAGAGAAAGCACTCCGCAGTAGCAGGGTGCTTTTTCTGTGTAACAAAATAATTATGTAATTTAGACCATGATTAAAACGTGGTCTTTTTTTATGCCCAAAATCGGCTTAAGGCGATTAAACTGTGACGAATACTTACTCCGGCAAGAGTGATAACTGCCATGCGTGACTGCGATTAAAGTCAAGAAAGGATGGAAACTATGGAACTGAAAGATGTGTTAGGAGAAGAACTGTACAAACAGGTGCAGGCGAAGATTGATGAGCAGAACTCGAAGGAAGAGGACAAGCTCAAGCATGTTCGATTTGCGGACCTGTCGGAAGGAAACTACATCAGTAAAGAGAAGTATGATTCTGAAACCGAGAGATTGAATGGTCTGATCACCGGCAAAGACACGGAGATCGGCAACGCAAATAAGCTCATCGAAGAACTGAAGAAGGCCTCCAAGGGCGATGAAGGTATGCAGCAGAAGATTTCAACGTATGAGACAGAGAATGCCCGCTTGCAGCAGGAACTGGAAGAGACAAAGGTCAGCTCTGCATTGAAAGTCGCTTTGTTATCTGCCAAGACGGATGATACCGATTATATGACCTTCAAGATTAAGGAGATGCTGAAAGAGAAGGGCGAAGAACTCAAAATCGACGATGATGGCAACATCAAAGGATGGGATGATATGCTCACAACCCTCAAGACGCAGTTCCCGGCACACTTCGAGAGTTCTGAAGGTGGAAGTCGACAGATTATTGAGAATAAGCTGGACAAGGGAGATCCGGCTGGCGGTTCTGCAGAGCCTAAGGATTTAGCAGAAGCGCTGAAACAGCAGTATGAAGCCGCAACGAACGGCTAAGAAAGGAAAGGTGAAAAACTATGGCAATGACATTAGAAGAAATGAAGAAAGGTATGAGCGATAAGGTGTTCTCGCAGATCGTGGATATCTTTCTGAGACAGTCTACCGTACTGCAGATGCTTACATTTGATGATTGTGTATCAGCATCAGGCGGTGGTTCAACAATGAAGTACAAGTATCTTAGAAAGGTGCTTCCGGCTACAGCAGAGTTCCGTAAACTTGGTGGTTCTTATGCAAACTCTGTAGCTACAAAGCATGAGTGTGAAGCAAGCCTTGCTATCATGGGTGGCGCTGTACAGATGGACAGAGTGCTTAACAAAGTAGCCGGTAACTTCGACAACCTTGCATATCAGATTGAGGAACATATCAAGGCGATTGTTTCTCTGTTCCATTACACACTGATCAATGGCGATGCTACTACAACTGCATCGACAGATCATCCGGAATTCCAGGGACTGGATTCCATGATTGCTGACACTGCAACAGAGTATGGTGCATCCAAGTCAATTGACCTGTCTACAATCGCCCAGATCAAGGCAAATGCAGACGAGTTCTACGAGGCACTTTCGCTTCTGATCAAGACTACTGATGCAGATGCAGTTCTTACAAACACGGAGACAATCACAAAGATTCAGACTGTTGCTCGTGTCCTTGGCTACAGAACGGAGAGCGAAGAGGCATTTGGTAAGCGTATTACAACGATTGATGGTATCAAGCTTGTTGATATGCAGAACCACTACACTGTAAGTGGAAGCAATGCAACTGCAAATTCTGTAGTGAAGAAGGGAATCAGCAGAAAGATTGGATCAGCAGAGACAGCAACAACAGGACTGACAGATATCTATGCTGTCAAGTTTGATGTGAATGATGGATTCCACGGCATCAGCCTGAATGGTGGTTCAGTTATCGATAAGTATCTGCCTGATTTCAGCAAGCCGGGTACAATGAAGGATGCAGAGGTCGAGATGATCGCTGCAACCGTGTTGAAGAATACACAGCATGCAGGTGTACTTCGTAATATCAAGATTGCGTAAGCAAAGAGAGGATAGGTGATAAATATGCCAGCAAAGACAGAGACAAAGGCAGTAAAGTGGCTTGTAGTCGTTAACAATGCGCCTGCTTATTGCGGAGTTGGTGCCGGTGGCGTCCAGTTCGCAAACGGACAGGCAGTGATCGAGAGCGAGCGCATGGCATCATGGTTTAAGGAACACGACGGATATACTGTCACAGAGCAGCAGTAAGGTGGTGATCGTATGATTATGACCGTTGAAGAGTTGAAATCATATATCGATATTACTGCAAAGGATTCGGTGCTTGAAGCAAAGCTTCAGGCGCTGGAGCTCCTTATACGGAAGTATACAAATAACAACTTCCAAGACAGAAACAGACGATTTAATGCAGAGGTTAAGAGCGGAGTGCTACAGGGTGCATCGAATCTGTTTGCAGAGGGTGACACCGTACAAATATCGGAATCGTTGTATAACGATGGATTGTATGTGATTAAGGGCATTGATATGGACAATGCACATATGGATTTTGATGAGCCACTTTCGGATGAAATATGTGTACTTGTAACGAAGGTCAAATATCCTATGGATGTGAAGCTCGGTGTAGCCAATATGCTGAAATGGGATATCGAGAACAGGGACAAGGTCGGTATTCAGTCGGAGACACTTAGCCGACATTCTGTGACGTATTTCAACATGGATGGCGATAATTCGCTTATGGGATACCCAAAGTCACTTCTTGGATTCCTGAAGCCGTATATGAAAGCGAGATTTTAAATGGATGGTGATTAGATGATTGGTGGAAATATAACCGGTCAGATTCAGCTCTGTAAGACAGAGACGAATATCATCGGTTCATGCGATAAGACATGGGAGACTGTGGATGATATAACAGGGTATCTTGATCTATCGACAGGAGACAGCAAGTACACAACATATAATGCTAAGATTCAGGAATCTACGCACGTGTTCCTTGCAGACTATAAGAAGCTCGACAGCCGCATCAAGGCGGAGAACAGTCGGATGGTGATCAATGACAAGGTATATGATATCATGGTGATTGATGATCCGATGGAACTTCATGAGCAGTTGGAGATATATCTGAAATACACAGGAGGTCAGTAATATGTCCGTAGAGTTTACGAATAATTCCATGCAGATCAAGAAGGCGCTCAGAGAAAAGGCGATTGCATTTCTTGAAGAAGCGGCAGGAGAAGTGCAGACGGCTGTACACAATGCATCCAGAGTAGATACTGGAGAGACAAGGGGTTCATACACTTATGTAGTCGATGAATCTGAATTAGAAGCAACAGTTGGATCTCCAGAAGAAAATGCCATCTGGGAAGAGTTCGGTACTGGCGAATATGCCGTGAATGGTAATGGTCGTAAAGGCGGATGGTATTATGAGGATAAGAAGGGAAATGGACATTTCACACATGGTAAGACACCGAACAGACCGCTTGAAAAAGCCTTCAAGGCTACGAATGGTGCAATTCAGAATCGAGCAAATGAAATATTTGGAGAGTTGAAATAATGAGTATAGCAGCATTAAATTATGTTGGTGAACTAATGAAGTCCAGCGGGATTCCATACCAATTCGGAGAATGGGTTGGCGAAATCCCAGACCGATATTATGTTGGAGAGTACATGGAAGATGATTCTCCGACCAAGGAAGAGGATGGAAGTCAGGGGACAACATTTATATTAAATGGATGGACCCGTGGGAATCCGATTCTATTTGAGCAGGACAAAGAAACAATAGAGAGATTCTTACCACAGTCACGCATGAATCCAGATGGTTCGTGTGTGGCTGTTTTTTATTCAAATGCATTTTCGGTACCGACCGGAGATGGGACATTGAAGAGAATTCAGATCAATCTGACTATAAAAGAATGGAAGGTGATATAAATGGCAGAAAACACATGGAGAGAATTGTGCGTATCTGGTGTAACAGAGAATACGCCGAAGCGGATACTGTTAAATGCGTGTGTACTGTACAAAAACTTTAAGTATGACACAAGCAAGAAGCTCTGGACAGGTACTTTGCTTGGTGCTACATCCGGCGGTACAAAGTTCACGATTGCTCCGGAGATTACAAATATCTCGGTGGATGGTGTGCTTGTTAATGCGAAGGGACTTGTGCAGAAAGTCGGCGAGACGGCAAAGGTTGAGACGAATATGGTCGAGCTCACAAAAGACTGGTTGAAGGCAACAACAATCGGACAGGAAGGCACGTCGGTAGATGAAACAATGGATGTGATTGAATCTAAGGCAACAATCGAAGACAGCGATTATGTCGAGAATTTTGCATGCGTCGGATACAAGACGAACGGAACACCTGTGATCGTATTATTTGATTATGCACTTTGTACATCTGGATTGTCGGCAGATACGAAGAACAAAGAAGCATCAACAATCCCAACGACATTCGATTGCTATGCTGAGCTCAAGGCAGGCGCTATGACGAATGTGCTTCCGTATCATATCTATATGCCGAAGGAAGTTGTTGAGAGTAATACAGTTGATCAGTTGCTGGATGATGCAGCGTAATACCGAATATTAGGAGGATAAGTAACTATGGAAAAGGAAATGACAACAGAAACAGAAGTAATGCATGGAACAGTGGAAGAAGCTGTACAGGAAGAGAAAAAGCCGTATACATTGCGAGCATTGAATTCGAAAGATATCTTCCCAATGATGAAGATTATTTCGTGTATTAAAATCAGCAAGTTTTCTGATTGCTTTTCATCGGATGAAGCAAAACGTTTGATAGAAAAATCTATGCAGAATCAGAAGATCACTATGAAGGATGTAGAAGAGCTCGGTATGGGCATTGCATTTGAGATTGGCGATGTTATTCTGGAGAATCTGCCGAATGCTGAGAAATACATCTATCAGCTTCTCTCGAATCTGTCAGGTATGACAGTAAAGGAACTGGAAGATATGAATCCAGGAATGTTCCTTACGATGATTATGGATGTGGTCAAACAGAGTGGATTCGCAGATTTTTTCAAGGTTGCTTTGAAATCTATCGGGTAGGTGATTTAGAGTTTTGGGACTTGTTATTCAAGCGATATGCAAGTCCTTTTTTATTGATGGATGAGATGATTGCGACAGAGCGCTTGGTAGAGTTCGTGGATTCAATTGTGAAGCGGACGAACAAGGATACCGAAGAAGATGTGCTGTGGGAGTTCTTTTTGAATAAGGTGCAGGGAGAATCCTATGAGGATTTCGTAAATCGTGTACATGCTCAGGCATCATCTCAGAAATCGCTATCTGACGAAGAGATCAAAGCGATGGTGGAAAATTCAATGAATGCATTCGGCATTGAATTGGTTTAAAAGGAGAATGCGATGGAATTATTTAAGATCTTTGGTCGAATCGCACTCAAAGGGCAGCAGGAAACGGAAGACGGCTTGGATTCCGTTTCCGGTAAAGCGTCAAAAGTAGGTGATGTGTTTCTCAAAGGAATCGGGACGATTGCAAAGTGGGGTGTGGCTACGGCTTCGGTAGCTGCAACAGCAACGGCGGCACTTGTAAAGAGTGCTGTGACAGCATATTCGGATTACGAGCAGTTGGTCGGCGGTGTCGAGACACTGTTCAAGGATTCGGCAAGTGAAGTACAGAAATATGCTGCAAACGCATATCAGACGGCTGGATTGTCTGCAAACGAGTACATGGAAACTGTCACAGGCTTTTCGGCGTCATTGTTACAGAGCTTGGATGGAGACACAAAGGCAGCGGCTGAAAAGGCGAATGTAGCAATCACGGATATGTCCGATAATGCAAATAAGATGGGTACCTCAATGGAATCCATCCAGAATGCATATCAGGGATTCGCAAAGCAAAACTACACTATGCTTGATAACCTCAAGTTAGGTTATGGCGGTACCAAGGAAGAGATGCAACGACTTTTGGAAGATGCGGAGAAGCTATCAGGACAGAAGTTTGATCTATCATCATATGCAGATATCGTAGATGCGATTCATGTTGTGCAAACAGAAATGGGCATCACAGGTACTACCGCAAAGGAAGCGGCAACAACAATTCAGGGATCTGTGAACATGACGAAAGCGGCATGGAAGAATCTGGTAGTCGGTATTGCAGACGATACACAGGATTTCGATGTGCTTGTCAATAATTTTGTAGATTCAGTCACTACAGCAGGCGAAAATATCCTGCCACGAGTGGAAATCGCTTTGAAGGGTGTTGGTACGCTCGTAGAGAAGCTTGCGCCGGTGATTGCAAAGACGGTACCAAATATCGTATCAACGACGCTGCCGAGTATGATCAAAGCAGGAACGAGCATGATCCGGGCGTTACTGGATGGATTGCTCAAGGCGGTGCCAGAACTAATACCATGCTTCAAAAATATTGTCAACCAGCTTATTAGTGTAATAGTAACTAATTTGCCGATGATTCTTAATGCGGCGGTTACAATAGCAGGAGCGATTGTATCAGGACTTGTAGAGGCATTGCCAGATATACTCGATGCAGGTATTGAGTTGATACAGAGCTTGGCACAGGGACTTACAAATGGCATTCCGACGATTTTATCGACAGCAATTACAATTGTAAGTCAACTTGCATCAACATTGATTCAGAACGTGCCACAGATTGTGCAAACTGGCATTCAGTTACTGTTAGGTTTAGCGAATGGAATTTTGCAGGCGGTACCGCAGTTGCTTCAGGAGCTTCCGGGGATTATTACGCAGATGGTCGAAAATATATTATCTTGTATACCTATGATCATCGAGTGCGGAATTGAATTATTGACATCACTGGTTGATGCGTTGCCGCAGATAATCGATACGATAGTTTCGGTATTGCCAGAAATTATATCGAGTATAATTGAGGCGCTGCTTTCGCATATTGATGAAATCATTCAGGCTGGAGTTAAATTGCTTGTTGCGTTGATCGATGCACTACCACAGATTATCGATACAATCTGTAAGGCGTTGCCACAAATTATTGAGGCTATAACAGGTGCTCTGCTTGAGCATCTGGATGATATGATTTACGCTGGCGTAGATTTGTTTATGGCACTTATTACGAATCTTGCGGAAATAAAGAATGCTTTAGCTTCGAAAATGCCAGAGATTATAGCGTCTATTGTGAGAGCAATTGGTGAATGCCTTGGTGAAATGTGGGAAGCAGGAAAACGACTTATGAATAAATTGTGGCAAGGTTTGAAAGAGGTTGCACCGAATATCGCGAGTTGGTTTAAGGATTTTTTGCATAATTTATTTATTCAGGATGTTAATGTTCAAGTGGATACGTCATCGCTGAAAAGCAGCGCAACGGCAAAAATAACTAATAAATCTACATCTGCTAGAAAGCATGCAAAAGGCGGTGTTGTTGAGAAAGGTGAGATTGCACTTCTGGAAGGTGACGGAGCGGAAGCGGTTGTACCGCTGCATCAGAATCGCATGTGGATTTCGCGAGTAGCGCAGGATATGAAGAATGCGTTAGATTATTGTCAGTCATCATCTGGAAGCAAAAATGACAATGCACTGCTTGAGCTTATATATGAGCTGTTAGAGCGGCTCCCAGATCTGATACTTGAGGGTATGGAATCCGTGAATATGAAAGTTGATAAGAGAGAATTTGCAAGAATGGTAAAAGAGGTGACGGCAACTTGATAGAAAAAGCACGATATGTCAATCATATGAACGAGGTAATTGAATTTGGTGCGAATGGCATCTATATCAACGAGAACGATCTGCATGATTTCGCATGGACAGCTACAAGCATGAATGACAAAATATCGTCATTTAAGATGGGAATTGTCAAGAAGTCGTTGCCAGTCGTTTTTGCATGTAGAAATGATGACGAGGGCACAGAAAGTAGAAATCGTTTGTTTGAGGTGTGTGAAAAGGATGTAGTTGCCAGAAAACATGGAAAACTCTATATTGGCGATTACTATATGCGGTGTTATGTCACAGGATGTAAGGCGTCAAAATACACCTATAATAAGCGATACATGAAGAATACGTTGACGATTCAGACGGATTATCCGCAATGGATAAAAGAAACGATTATTACATTCAATTCAAATGAGGAGATAGTTGGTAAAAACTTAGACTATAATAACGATCATCCATATGATTACACATCAAATATTCTTGGGAAAAAACTGCAAAATGCGGATTTTGTAAATACAAATTTTCGGATGCGTATTTATGGACCATGTAAAAGTCCAGAGATATTGATTGGAGGACATATGTATTCGGTGGATGTTGATATTGAAGCAAACGAGTACCTGACGATTGACTCTGTAGAAAAGACAATAATCTTGTATGAAAGCGACGGTAGTCAGCGGAATTGTTTTGATCTGCGAAATAGAGACTCTTACATATTTCAAAAGATCCCGCCGGGCGTAATGGATGTAGCTATTTCGTC